TACCTTTGATTGGTAGTATTATAGGTGGCTTGTGGGCTGGGTTTGAGTTCTACAAAGATTACACTGTTATGAAAGAAAAGATACAGACCTTTACTGCACCAGACCTAACAGGTATTGAGAACAGGGTAGCAGTGTTTGCAGCAGAAAACCTTACTATACGTCAGACAATGGATCAACAAGTTAAGATTATTGAAAAACTAGCTGATGATATGTACAAGATAGAAGAGAGAATTAACAAGAAAGTTACTAAAGCTTTAGACAACCCATTAGCTTACTAGGAAATTGTTATGTTAGGTTTAATATCACCATTAGTAGGTTTAGTTTCATCTTTTGTTAAAGGTAAACAAGACCTGGCTAAAGTAAAACAAAAAGCAAAATTAGTTACTATCACTGCTGATGCAGAGGTTAAAAGAAAAGTAGCTAGTGGTGAAATTGCTTGGGATAATAAAATGGCTGATGCTAGTGCTAATTCTTGGAAAGACGAATATCTTACTATTCTTGTTTCTATTCCATTAATTTTAGCTTTTGTAGGATATGAAGATGTAGTAATGAGGGGGTTTACAGCTTTAGAAGCTATGCCTGACTTTTACAAGACAGCAGTTGGTGTTGTGTTTGCTGCTTCATTTGGTGTTAAAGCTATGACTAAAATGTTTAAAAAATGAAAAATTGGTGGAAACTTTGGTGTAATGCTTTAGGTCAAAAAGCTTTTACAGATAACAAAAAAGCAGACAAAGTTGCATGGATTAGAACTTTTTGGGTATTACTTAATATATTAACTTGTGTGGCTATTATAATTAATTGTATACACCAATGGTAAAAAGGTAAAAATATGAAAGGTGTTTCGCATTATAAAAAAAATGGTAAGTTGTACACAGGTAAGACACACAAAAGTGGTGGTAGGTTAATGACAGGTTCTAAACATACTGCTACTAGTGAATATTTAACTCACACCAAACCAAAGGTAAAAAAATAATGGCTACTAAAGGTCTATACGCTAATATTAACGCAAGAAAAAGTAAAGGTACAAGTAGGCCTAAAAGCAAATCAACAATTTCAGATAAAGCCTATAAAAATATGAAAGCTGGATTTTCTAAAAAGAAAAAATAAGTAGGAGTACACATGAGCAACATGACAGATTACGATGCAGGGAAACTAGTTGCTAGTGTAGAACTGCTTAATGAACGTATAAAAGATATGAACAATAACACAGAAATATTATCTATGCGTTTATGTAATATAGAAAAACAAATGGCTAAAGGTAAAGGAATGTTTGCTGGAGCTATGATGTTAGCAATGGGTTTAGGTGGTTTAGGTGGTCAAATATTTGGTAAATGGTTTAACTAAGGCGTTTTAAACATGACAGCTATTAGACAGATACGTGGTGGTTTTGGAGACTCAGCTTTTGCTGATACCCCTTTTGCATCTAGAACTATTAATTTTGAAATAATAACTATTGCAACACTATCTAATACGTTAAGTAATTTAACACCTTTAATAGTAGCTCAATCAACAACAGGTTTAGGTGGTTTTTACGAACCAGCTTTTTTACCAAATAATAATGATACTAAAGGTTCTGGATTTTGGAACACAAGTACTAAAACAGGTACAGGTAGTCTGTACGGCAATATAACAAAAACTCCAGGATCAGGTGGTGGTTTTTGGAACAACGGAGAATAGAATGGCCTCAAGTATTGATTCAACCAAACCAGCCACAGGTTCAGCAACAACCTCTTCAGTAAGAGATAATTTTGCATTAGCCAAGGCTGAAATAAACGAGCTAATGCGAGCTACTGAAGATATAGTAACAGCTGCGGGAACTGCTGATGCTTTAACAGCTGATTTTGTTACTAATGTTGTTTTAGCTGAAGGTGTGACAATTTGCATTAAAGCTGCTTCAGCTAACACTTCTGCTACACCTACATTAAACGTAGATGGCACTGGTGCTAAAACTATTGTTAAAGATTCAGGTGCTGTTTTAGGTGCAGGTGACATAGCTGGATCAAGGCACCGTCTTATTTTTAAATATGATGCTTCTAATAGTGTTTGGATATTAATAAACCCAGCTGTAACTGTTCTTACAGTAGGAGCATCTCTTTATCCGGTAGGCAGTATTTATACAAACGCTGCTGTAGCCACCAACCCAGCCACCTTATTAGGTTTTGGTACATGGGTTGCCTTTGGTGCTGGTAGAGTTTTAGTTGGTTTAGATGGTAGTAATACACTGTTTGATACAGTTGAAGAAACAGGTGGTAGTGCTGATTCTCCTGCTGTTAGTTCAACTACAGGGTCACACGCATTAACAATAGCTGAAATGCCATCACACAACCACCCACCTACAGGGGGAGCTGGTGTACTAAATCAGCACTCAGGGTATTTTAACTTTAGTTGGAGTGGTGGGGGTACAGCGGGTAAGTGGGGGCTAGATTATCAAGGTGGTGGTCAAGGTCACACTCACACAATATCTAATAGTGCTGTTACTGACGCTAACTACCAACCATTCATAACAGTTTATATGTGGAAAAGGACTGCTTAGTATGCCTAAACCATTAACAGAGACAGGGTTCAGTGTTGACCTAACAGAGCTTATACGCTCAGGGGTACAACTTAATAAATTTGATAAAGGTGTGTCTTTTTGGAAAAATGTTGATGGTCTTCAATTTACTGAAACTTCAATAAAACGTAAACCTGGAAGAGAATTAATTTCTAATTTTGATACTGAGCCAGTCCGTGGTTTAATAGCACTAAACGAGTATGAAACTAAAGTTCTTTACGCTGGTGATTTAAGCCACATTCATAGTTATCGTCTTGATACTGGTGCAACTAATACAGTTGGTTCTGGCTACACGTTAGTAAGAAGTGCAGGAGATACTAATTGGGATTCAGGTAGCACTACTTGGGATTCAGAATTAACAGTGTGGGACGAAGGCGTTGTACAAGCTTCACGATGGAGTTTTACACGTTTTGGTACTTTTGTTATTGGAGCTAATAATGTTGGCCCAATGCAAATTAAAAAATCTAATATTAATTTTAATGATTTACAAGCTACTAAAGTTTCAGGTGCTACAGTTAATGCTGGTGGATCAGGATATGTAGTAGGAGACACTATAACTCATACTGGTGGTTCAGGATCAGGTTTTACTACTACAGTAGCAACTGTTGTTGGTGGTGCTGTTAAAACTTTTGAAGTGACTAACTTTGGTACAGGGTTTGCTAATGGTGAGACATTAACTCAATCAAGTACTTCAGGCTCTGGTTCTGGTTTTACATTAGATGTAACTGTACCTGATTGTTTGTTTACTAGAGTTAGGGCTGTAGCTCGACAAGGGCCACATATACTAGCTATTAACTATAGTACTGAAACTAATGATTCTCCTTTTGATTTTGCTTGGTGTTCAGCTGATGACCCAGACACTTGGGTAGCTTCATCTACTAACTCAGCAGGTAGTTTAACTATTCGTGAATCTAATACAGAACTTAAATGTATTGTACCATTAGGTTCAGGACTAGCTGTTTATTCAGAAGATCAAATGTTCTTAATAAACTATACGGGCGCACCTTTTTACTTTGGTTATAAAGTAGTAACTTCTTCAGGTATTGGAGCTGTATCAAGCAATGCTGTAGTATCAGTAGCTCGTCAAAATTACGGATTATCACGAAGAGGTTTGTTTGTAACTAATGGTAGTACAGTTGAACAGATTGGTGTAGGAGAAGGTATTGAATCATACATTAGAGAAAATATCGCTACAACAGAATACCCACAAGTATCAGCTTATCATAATATTAAAAATGATGAAGTCGTGTGGTCATTACCTATTAATTCAGCTGAACCTACTGAAGAAATATACTATAATTATAAAACCGGAGCGTTTGGTGTTAGAACCGGTAGTATTTCAGCATTTACAGAATCAAGCACTTTTGATAACGCTATCTCTGGGGACACTTTAGGTAATATTTATTTTGAGGGCACTGGTACTTCAGCTCAAATTACTACAGGTGAAACTAGAGCGCATGATTTAGGTGACGCTAATTCAATTAAAGAACTTACTAGTATAAGGGTAGGTAAAAGAGGGCTAGGTAACCCATTAATACAAATAGGTTGGGGAGAAAATATTAATGATACTCCAATTTATACTAATTCTTTTACAGTTAACGAAACATTTAAAGAAGAAATATTACGAACAGCTGGTAGATATTTATTCTTAAAAATTTCATCTAATTCACCTACAGATACTTGGGAAATAAGCAATATGGAAATTCAAGGTAGAACGAGTGGTACACGATGACATTACCAGAAGAATACGATCAAACTTTAATACAACAAGAGTTTGATAGTTTAAAAGAAACATTAAGGTCACTAACACACAATGTTAGTTTAATACCCCTCTCAGCAGCTCCTATTAACCCTTTTGACGGTTGGTTAGCTATATCTGATGGAACTGGCTCTGGGTTTGATGGATCGTCAGGAGCAGGCCTTTACAGGTACAATTTAGCTACTACAGCATGGGTACATTTAGGATGATTGCATACTGGCATAAAGATGTATTTGATCTACTACCTGTTGTAGTGTGGGATTGGGTATCATTAGCTTTAGAACATGGTAATAAAGAACGTACTGTTAAAGATGTACAACAAGACATTAAGACAGGTATCAAGCAAATGTGGTTGCACTCAACAGATGATGAGTTTGACTTTTGTATTGTTACTCAACTTAATGAGTACCCACTAAAGAAAACTTGTGAAATAGTTTACTCAGGTGGATCAGGGATGATTAAAGCATTACCTGAATTAGATGTTATAGAAGAGTGGGCAATATTAAATGGTTGCTCTGATATACAAGCGGTTGGCAGGAAATACCTCTCTCGCTCACTTAAGAGCTTTGGATACGAACAACGATACATAACTGTAGGGAAAGCATTATGAAATTACAATACGATTCAGAGATAGGGTGTTTCCTTAATTCTCGTTTACAGTGCAAAGGTGGTGGTAGTAAAACAACACAAACTACTGCTCCAAACCCTGCACAAACTGCAATACTAAATAAACAATTAGCTATTGCTAACCGTCTTGATGCACAAGGTGATTTAACTTATTACCCTGAACAAACACTAGCATCAGAAAACGCATTAATAGGTATGGGTCAACAAGGACAGTTAGATGTTGCTCAATTACTTAATAGTGGGTTATCACCTGATATAATGGGTGCAGCTCAAAGAGGCTTAAATGCTGATCTAGTTAATGATCCTCGTACAGAAGCTTATGCTCAAGCAGTTACTCGTCCAATGGAACAACAGTTTCTAGAAAGCACGTTACCTAGTATTGGTTCAGCTGCTGTCTCTCAAGGTGCTTTTGGTGGTGATCGTCAAAATGTTTTAACTAACCAGGCTACTAGAAACTTTAATCAGACGTTAGGTGACACTAGAGCAAAAGTATTTTCTGATGCACAACGAACTGGTATGAATCAACAATTAAATATTTTAAACTCTTTACCTAGTATACAACAAGGCGTGTTAACACCTTCTTCGTTAGTAACAGGTGTAGGTCGAGATATGCAAAGTGGAGAACAAGCTAGAATTGATGATGCTAGAGCGCGTTTTGAGTTTAGTGAGTTTGCACCTACTGATACAGCACAAAGAGTTAACTCAATTTTATCTGGTATTAACTTTGGACAAAACACTACATCCAAAACAAGTGGTGGTGGTGGCGGACTGTTAGGTAAATAATGCAAGCAATAACTAAAAGTGTAAAACAACTCAGGTCTAATATTAAGGCTTTAGAAATTCAAGCTCTTAAACAAGAACAACTTAAATTAGAACCTGTACATTATTTTAGCCTTGGGTTGTACGCTCGTGAATTAACTTTACCTGCTCAATCTGTTGTTACCGGTAAAATACATAAACACCCTCACTTAAATGTTATATTAAAAGGTGAGTGCAGAGTTACTACCCCTTTTGGTACTGAAACATTAACAGGGCCATGTATCTTTGAATCAAAGCCTGACACTAAACGTGCAGTGTACGCAGTAACAGAAACAACATGGATTACTTTTCATCCTACAGAAAAAACTGACCTTAAAAAAATTGAAGAAGACATTATACTACCGGACTATTCGGATGTACTTAATTTGGAGAATAAATAATGACATGGGTTATAGCAGGTTTTGCAACAGCTGGGGCTTTAATAGATGACAACCCAATTGAGGGTGCGCTTAAAGGTGCAGCTTTAGCCTACGGTGGTGGGCAACTTTTAGCAGCAGGTGGGGCAACTCAAGCAGGGACAACAGCAGCAACAGCAGCTGGTACAGCAGTACCTACAGCAGCTACTGGAGCAGGTGCAACTAGCACTGGTTTGTTAGCTCCTACTACTGCTTCTTCAGCAACAGCAGCAGCAGCGGAACAAGCAGCTACAGCAGCTACAACAACAAATGCTAGTATGTTAGCAGACCCATTTGGTGTTGATGCTACTTTAATGCAAAATCCAGTAAGTGGTTTAGCAACACCTAGTACAGCTACTTCAGTTAATCCGGGTACTTCTTTAACACAACAAGGGTTTGAAAGTAACCTGTTGCAAAATAACCCAAATGTATCAACAACACCGGGCTTTAAAGAAAAATTACAAATGGGTCTTTTACAACAAGCTCCTTCATTTCTTCCTAAAGAAAAACCAGCACCAGCACCAGCATCTTCTGGCCCTTCTTTAAGAGTGCCACCAACAGCTGGGCCTGAAAACCTATACCTGAGATTTAACAGGAGAAAAAGATAATGGCCCAAGATAATTTTAATGTTAATGACGAGCTGCTTAAATTAGTCCAACAGCAGGCACAGCCACAAAGACAAGCTGTATTAAACACTGGCTTGTTATCAGGTAACCAACAAAACTTTGGTGATGTTTTAAGAAACCCTGACCAAGCACAAGTTAATGCTGGTATAGCTGGAGTTGCTGCTTTGCTTAGTGGTAGAGATGCTGGTAGGGCACTTGTTAATAGTGCTAGTGCTTTTGGTAATACTAGGCAACAAACCTATGAGAACCAATTAGATGCTAATAAAATTGAAAGAGAATCTCTTAGAGATCGTATTTCAGGTATTACATCTTTGGCTGGTGTAAGGTCAGATGATAGAAAATTTAAAATATCAGAACAACAAGAAAAAAGGGACAAAACAAATTTTGAAAATCAACAGACAGAAGTTAATGTTGAGCAATTTGCAGACGACAAAGGTCAACTAATTTCACTATTTAAACGTAAAATTACAGGTGAGTACGAAGATAATATGGGTATGCCAGTTGACCCATCTCTGTTGGGATTAACTCCATATCGAGCACCTGCAAAAGATAACCAAGCCTATCTTAAAAACTATTACGATGTTGACCTTAATAAAATAGAAAATGTAAAAAAACTTCAACTCGAAGCTTTACAGTATGGTGATAACAATACTTATGACAACGCAACTAAACACATTGACAACCTAGTTGCTGGGGAGTTAGGTGTTAATGCTGAAGATTTTTATAAAGCCGTTGTATCAGTTAATCCAAATTACAAGGCACAAAAAGAAAATAGTGAAGCTGCAAGAAAATTACTTATTTTGGCTAATAGAGAAGGTGCGGGTATTGGTTCTTTACAAATCCGTTTTGCCAGTGATTTTGGGCCAAGTAATACCAAAGCACATGCCGAATTAATTAATTTTATGAAGTCAGCCTCAATTCCTCAAAGACTTAATAACTTTTTTGCACAGGCTATACAAGGTAAAAACGCAGAAGCAACAGTTCAGGATTATAAAGATTTATCAAACGTGATGTTAAAATATTACAACGAACAGGATGAAAAGTCTGCACTAAGCCTAGAAGCACTGGGTGGCTCAACAAATAAATCTATGGCAGCAGCACTAAGGAAAATTAATCAAATAAACTCAGATGGGCAAACTACAAACACAAGTTCTTTGACACCAGCAGAACTGGATAGACTAAAGGTATTACAGGCTAAATTTGAGGCTAAAAATCAAAACGTTGGGGGTTTGCAATGACACCAGAAGAAGAACAAGAGTTCATTCTTTTAACAGAACGGAAAGAATATGACGATCTAAAGGCAAAACAACAAAACAGCACTTCTTTTGCCACTCAAGAAGAATACGAGCCGCCTAGTATGTCTACAACACAAGCAGCAACACTAGCTGGTATTGATTTTGTTGAACCACTTATACCTGATTGGCTTTTATACGGCTCAGGCTACCAAGATAAATTAAAAAGTGACATAAAAAGGGCCACTACCTCCCGTCCAGAAGGTGTTTCTTTTTGGGAGAACTTAAACAACAATTATGTAAGGAGAGAAAAAGAAAAAGAAGTAGCAAAAAGAAGATTAGCAGGTGTTCCACAAAACACTAACCAAACTTTTGTTGATAGTATTAAACGTGGTGTATTTAACCCAATGGCAATAGTTGGCCCAGCTAAAATGGGTCTTGCAACTACAATTCCTAAGACTATAGCTAAAAACACACTAGCACCAGCAATTAACACAGCTATAGGTGCAGTACCTACAACCGCAGGTGTTGCAACTGGTGCTTTAGTACAAGAAACAGACCTTGCACCTATTACTAAGGATGCAATAACTAGGTTAGTAACACCATTGGTAGGACTGGGTACTGGTGGTATTTTTAATGCTACTGCTTCTACGGCTAAAAAAGGGTTTTCACGAGTATCTCCTAGCGGAATGCTTGCCGATGCTAACACTGACTCAAGAATTAAAAGTGTTATTGCTTCAGAAAAAGACACTTTACAAGGTAAAGTACAAGCACTAAAAGATTTACAAAAGGTTGTTCCAGGTATTGAGTTACCACTTGCTGCACTGTCAAGAGATAACGCTATAGTTGACGCATGGGTGCGTGAAGTAGGGACAGCTGAACCAGTTTTTAGGTCAAATTACACAAAAGCTATTGATGTTATAAGAGATGGTGTAAAAAAAGAAATGAACAAAATTGAGGGGTCTGAATCAATTGTTAAATCAGGGCCACTAAGAAGGTCTCTCAAAAAGCGTTCAGGTAACCTTATGGCAACAGAGGAAAAGAAACTTAGCACAGCTTTAGAAAAATTAAGTGTTAAAGAAGGTCGCCTTGCTGCTAAGTTAAGGACTGACGCTGATGGCCAGACTATTGGCGCGGCTATAAAAGATTCAATTGAAGTTAAAGAAAACATGGTTCGATCTGTGGCTTCTAAACAATACACAAAAGCTATTGATGAGGGTACAGAACGTGGCACTACAGTTCCAGCATCTGATGTATCTAATATATACAGAGTTGCTAAGGGATTATCTTTAGATGATTTGTTTGCTACTGATCCCGCAGTAATTAAAAAAGTAAATACTGTATGGGCACCTTCAGTTGAAGAATCAAACACTTCCCCGCAATATAATGCTAGTGGGCAACTTGTAACACAAGAACTAACCCCACCCAAAGTTGTTTCTCTAACAGAGTTTGACTCTTTAAAAAAAGCGGTTAACTCTCAGCTAAACTCGTTACCTAAAAACCACCCAAATGCACCTAAACTAATACAGTTAAAAGCCGCTGTTCAATCAGCTAGGGATAATATAGGTGAGATTGATCCGCAATTTAAAATTGACTACGATGAGGCTGATAACTTTTATTTTAAAAATATAGGTTTGCCGTTACGTGCCGAGGGAATGAAAAGTATTTCAAGATCTAAGTTTCAAGACACTACAGCTAAACATTTACTAAATATAGAAAAAGCTGAAAGCTACATTAATTTTGTTGGTAGGGAGCAAGGTATACCTGTACTGAGGCAAGCTGTTAGACTAGGTGCGCTACAAGCTAAGGTAGTTAATGACAGCGGTGAAATAGACCAAAACAAACTTATTTCTTTTGTTAACAGTAGAAAAAAACTGTTGGATTTAGCTGAAATGGGGCCAGAGTTTAGTGATGCAAAAACTGCACTAAAAACTATTAGAGACTCTGTAATACAACATAATAAAGCATACGAGGATGCAGCTGTAGAAAACACACAAGGGTTCTTTAAAGCTTTACTTAATAAAGATACTGAAGGTGTTGTAACTGATATGATTAGAAGCCCTGAACTTCGTGAAACTTATTTAAAACAAATTAATAAACTACCAGCTAACCAAAGAGATTTAGCTTTGGCAGGTATAAAACAAGGGTTTAAAGAAAAAGCTGATTCTGGTGCAGGTACAACACTTGATTTTATTAATAAACATGCAGAAGCAGCAGAAAGTATATATGGCAAAAGACATATTAGTAATGTGCGTAAACTTTACGAAATGGGAGATTTAATAAAAAGAATGGACGACACCGTTCCTAGGACTACTGGTAAAGGACAAGCTGTTGATCCTTTAGAAGAAAGCTCTGGTGTTTCTATAACTTTTCTTGCTGGTACAGCACGTAATCCAATTATGTCATTACCACGTAAACTTATGCACATAGTATCAAAAGCACTTACTTCAAAGGGGGCAAATAAAAGAAATGATTCAGCAGGTGATATACTACTGTCTCCTGATGCCTTAGAGGCTCTTGCTCGTCCACCTAAAGGGTGGGGTTATTATAGATCAAATTTTAAACAAGGTGCTTCAGAACTAGGACAACATTTTGCAAAAACATTTTTTGAAAATGGAATACCTATGGAAATAAAAAACACTAGTCGTAGTAATTTTGAACCTGGTCAAACTACTGGTGACACTACAACAACTAATGCAGCTGGAGGAGCTTTGTTAAGCTCTGTTAAAAGTGTGTTTGGTGCAGATGCTGAAAAACAAAGGACAGATAGGTAACAAATAAACTAGCCCCCTAACGGGGGCTTTTTTAATTTTCTATTGTCTCAAGAAACTCAGCTACCACTCTTTCTGAGTGCCACATTTCTAACTCATCGTCTGATTGGCTTCGTAACCACTCAGTGTATTGAACTAATAGCTCGTATTCTTCATTTGAGATAAACATTAGCTTACGCTCCTATGTCTACTATCTCACAGCTATCGCCTGAACAGGCTAAAGTTTGTGAGCTAACAGTAGTATCTTCTTTTTCGTAATCAGATAAATAAGCCCAATCAATGTCTATTGGCATTTTCTCAACTGCTTCTTCGTACTCTTCTTTAAGAATTTCTTGGTAAGGAGCTTGCTTATAAGAGTGGTCACTATGGGGAAGAAATGATACACCACTCATCTCATCAAAGTTATCATATACCCAAGCACCAACTTGCATCCACTCATGCTCTCTTACTGTAATAGTTACACTTGGTTTATGTTCACACCATGATCGCTGATACATGAGCCATATTTCTAGCTGCTGTATTGCATCAAGATCATCTCTGGTAATAGCCCCTTTAGGAGATTTAGTTGGGAAGCTGAAAACTACTGTGTTATCAGGCTTCATCACACAAGGCTCGCTAGGAACCCCAGCATTGATAAGAAACTGAGTTAAAGGGTCTTTTGTATCTCCTCGAACAGTTCTAATATAATAGTTAGAATGTCTAGTATGTATACCACTAGCACTATCAACAAGTTGAGATACAGTACCACTAGGTTTAACACAGGTGATAGCAGCAGATACAGGTATATCGAACTTCTTTGCATAAATTTCATTTGTTTCAATAGCAACATTCTTTAGCTTTTCTAACAGCTCACCAGCATTCTTGTTTGTAGAGATAAGCTTGTTGTCCATAATGCCCGTCATACTAACACCAAGTAAGCGTTCTTCTTCTGTGTTCTTCTGCCATATTTTTCTTAGATAGGGGAACTTAGTATACGTAGCTTGTATAGTTCCCAAGATAGTAGCCAGTTCAACCTTCTCGGTTAAGGTTTCAAGGTTATCATCATGTCTAGCTACAACCTCAGTTAAATTGCAAAACTGGTTTGGACGCAGCAGGATCTCACTGCAAGGGTTGCAACCCCATTCATGGTCAGGGTCACGTCTACCGTTCTTAGCTACTTGTTTCTTAGCAGCAACACGAGAGAAGATGCCTCGCTCACCAGACTTAGACTCTACTAATGAAGTCCATTCACGAAGGAATGTTTCCATGTCTGGCTTTTCTGTATAGGCAACAGAGTTATTAGCTAAAGCCCTTTGAGGATTAAGTACATACCAGTCACCTGATTTAGCATGCCTCATCCTATCATCAGATAGATTAGATAGAGAGATCATTGCACTTCGCCTCACCCCACCAACTACAACCACTTCGCCAATTTTCGTCATTAAATCATGAGCTTGTATACTAGATAACTTTCGACCTTTAGCAGCTTCAAAGGTCTCACAAGTAAAGTTAAACAAGTCTTCTAATGGGCCTGGGCCTGATGCTCTACCACCAAAAGTTTTTAGTTTAGCACCAGCTGGGCGTACCTTACTCATATTCCATTTAGGAACTTCACCAGCGTACAACAGCGAGATTAGCTGTCTAAGGGCTTTAGCCCACCCTTCCTTACTATCATGTACTGATATGGTAGTATCGCTCTGAAATAGGGCTTCTGGTACGTCAGGGAGCTTGCCTATATACTGACGCTCAACAGAGAATCCTACACCAGTGCCACACAGTAGAATAAACATGGCCTCGTCAAATGCCTTGGGGTCATCTACTGCTAGGTAAGCACAGTTATAGGCACATGTATTGTCTCGCTCCATAGCTGGGCCTGCACACATCATTGCTCGCATGCTAGGAACTAGATTTAAATTAAGAATATTATGTTTTAGTTTGTTGTATAGCTTACCACCTACTTTATCAGAGACAACATTAATCATGTATCTATCGACTGTCTCTTCCCACGTCTCTCTTCGGTTTTCTTTCGGTAACCATCTGGCATACCTGCTTAATGCGATGTACTGCTGATACTGATTCATTTTGTTATCCTTACTGTGTATTCAGTTTCAATTATTTTGTCTATGTAATGACGTGCTTTTTTTAAATCTTCTAAGCCACCCTTGTCTCTGTACCTAGAGACATATTTGACTACATTACCTTGAAAGTAATCCAAGTTGTTAGCTGCTATAAAATCCCATATTTGAATAGGTTTATTTTTATAATGATCTCCACCCCATTGAATATGATTACTACCATTAACTATCTTAGTCATATTAATCTCCATACTTTCTTTTTAAATAAGTTAAGGATACTGGTAACTCGTCAAACGATCCGTTATTGACTTCATTTAACATCCAGATACCTTTCCAGGAATCGTTACCTTGGTTGCCTAAATAGGCTTCGTTGTGTTGTGTAAACATCCCAGCAAACAATCCTGTTAAACGAACATTATCTGCTCGCTTACCGTATGCAATGTCTCTGTCCTGTACGTGTCCCATCACACAGCTCATCATCTTTTTAGTTAATAAAGCCCTAGCACTGGTCACCGGTCTACCCATTACACCAGTAGTAAAGAAGTGAGAAAACGCTACACCCTCAATAACTACGGGCTGTAGGTAATCGTACACTTCAAAATCGTTAAGGTTTAAATCAAAATATCCAATTGTATCCTCAAGAATTGAATCGTACTCAATTGCTCTTTCTATACGGTATTCGTGGTTGCCCATAGTAAAGACAAGCCTGGGTTTCCATTGTTTTTTCTTGTTAACTTTTAGCCTGTTTATTTCTGCTTTAATAGGCTGTAAAAACAAATCCATTGCTAAATTACCTGCTTCAATATCTTTGTTATAACGCCTTCCTTCAAATGAAGTTTTTCCTTTATCGTAAGAACACAGGCTTTCCATATCCCACCAGTCTCCAATTAAAACAATTGCATCAGGCTTTTTCTCAGCTATGTATTTACCTGCATACAACAAGTGATCTAGTGGTACATCAGGCTTAACCTGAGTGTCTGGCACTACGCATATCTTCATCAGCTTTTGCTCCAATTTTATGTTCTATTATCATTGATACTTTTGTACCTAGTAAAGTACCTAACCCAGCCCCAACTACATAAGGCACTAGCAGTATTAACGAAGGGTCTAATACTACCTCCCTAAGTGTTAAGAACCATACTGAGTTACTAACTACAGTACAAAATAAATTGTACTTATAATTACTCCTGTTCCTTGCTCTTGATGACATAGTGAATGTTACACTCTGTAAAAAAGACAACAACAATAAAGTTATTAGTTGCATTACACTAAGTCCATATTAACTTGTTCCCATTCACAAGTGAACCCACAGTCTGTTGGTAAATCTCGTTTGAAGTTACCCCTGTTAGGGTCTAGCTCATCAAGATATACTGCACCTTCTCTACCTTTGTTTACTGCGTGTCCTATTTCTCGTTCTAGTTCTGCCATCCTGTTAAAGTGTTCTGGAAAATCTTTTCTTATAGCGTTCCAATAACCCATACCACCCTTAACACAACCTATACAATTATTGTTTGAATAACCTAATTCATACATACGAGGTAGTTTTAACCCTGTTGATGTAAACCAATTTAAACATTCTTTTTTAGTAATTTTATTATCTACTAATATAAAATCTGTATCTACTTCGTTATTAGAATCAATAAACCTATCAACTCTATTTTGCTCTTCAACAGTATAACCAAAAACCTGAACATCACCTTCTTTTTGATATTTTTTTCTTTGGTCTTTCTTTAAAATCATTGTACATGGCGCACCTTGTACACCTTTAATAAACTTTCTTTTTCTAAACACATTGTAAATGGAATAGTCCATTGATTCATCACCAATAACTTTAATTGGTATGCCAGTTGCAACCTGGTAGTCTTTAACCAACTGCATATTATCTGGGTGTTCTTCTCTAACACGACAGTAAACAGCTTCCATCCTATTACCATATTTTTTATGGGCAAGATAGGTAGCATAAGAACTTGCAGCCCCACAACTAAACCAACTAATTACTCTTGTACCTAGAAATAGATTTAGTTGTTCCACTAAT